GTTTATGACAATACGTGGTGATTTTTTACCTTTAAATTGAAAGTAACCATTAAGACCTTCTTGTAATCTATTAAGTTCTGGTGATTTTTTAACAAACACTTTATACATTTCAACAAGATCAATTAGATCTATACCTCTTGGTGAGTTATAAAATCTTTTCCATTTTGCATTGTTTTCACCTAGGTTTATTTTTGTTTCACCATATGGTTCATTAGGTATACCCCAGTTATCACCAGATCTAGAGTTGTTTACTCTATCAAAATGCATACCATCCATATCTTCTTTAATTTTATGATCTTTAAAATATCTATCTGCTTGTGCTTTAATGTCATTGTTTATTCTTCTAGGCATTAATAATGCTATAAGATTTTTAGTTTCTGGATGTATAAATGCTAATGGTGCATCTGTAGCATTACCTACCATTTCTGCCTTTTTAATTTTACCATCTTTATCTGTAAATTTAATTAGTTCGTTATATGCTTTTCTACTAAATTCTACATATTCTTTACCTACTCTACCAACCATAACATCTACATCTTTACCAAAACCACCACCTTTATTAGCGGCAAAAACAACTGTAACTTTTTTATGTTTGTTAGATAAACCTTTAAATACTCTAGATATAAGTTCATTAGATGTTTTAAACTTACCTTCCATTTCTTTCATTCTGCTATCTTTTAATATTTTAGATACTTTTGGATAGTATTCGTTTTTAACTAATAAATTTTTGTTTGTAGATACTTTACCGTCTGTACTTTCTATAAGTATTCTACGACCTGTATCTATAACAGCTTGTAATGGTGTAGATTTATATGTACCAGTATTATCTACAACAAAAGCACCATCTTTATCTTTTGTAAGTTCTACAATCTCTTTACTAAAAACACCATTTTCTTGTTTAGACTTAAATGTTTTATCTTGTTTGTTTGTTATTTCTATTTTATCACCATTAACTTTTGCTTCTACAGGTACAGGATCTATCTTTCTTGCTTCTGTTTCTAATACAGGTATTTTTTCACCATTAGCTTTTTGTATTATTAATACATTATCATTACCTATAACTTCTTTACCTACAACTTTACCTTGTTGCGTACCTTCTACACTAATGTTTACAACTTCATTGTTTTTAAATTTAGGTGGTGGTAGTAATTTTATATTACTTTCTTTTTCAAGACCTTGTAATACTGTTTTAGATCCATTTTGAAATATAGATGGTTCTTCTATATTCATAATTTGTTTTCTAAATTCACCGTTTTCTTCTGCTAATCTAACTATATCTTTTGGATGTACACTATATTTTCTGTACATATTTTTTATATGTCGTAATCCTGTAATAGAACCATGTATACCAAATATAAGAACAGTAGCGTGTGCAAAATCTCTAGCTGTAGGAACATGACCTTCTAGGGCCGCACCTAATGTAGTCATAGTTACAACTTCTGTACCTAATCTAGCGGCTGTGCTACCAGTAAGTTGTTTTACTTTTGCACCTGCACCAAATGTTGCGCCACCAACTACAGCACCTTTACCAGCAGTAATAGCAGTTTTAATATCCATAAAATGATCTAAAAATTCATTAAAGTCATTTACTTCACCGCTATCTATTGCTCTCATATAACTATCACGTAATGCTTCTGGTATAGCAAAACCACCAGCACCACACACTACAGGGGCGGCTATACCACCCATAGGGCCTGTAGTTGCTATAGTTGCACCTGCCGCCGCAAAACAACCTGCCGCCATCCATGGTAAATCATTAACAAGAGTAACAGCACTTTGTATAACTTCTTTACTAAAAGTTTGTTCTTGATACATAAATACTTTTTGTATTGCTTCTTTAGGTGGTATTTTATCTTCTGTAATTAATTGATGGTATCTATCTATAAGACCATTAACAGATAATGCGTATCCATTACTAAATACGTTGTATCTACTTTCACCGCCAAACGCTGTAACAAATTTACCACCATAAGGTAGTTTACGTATTGCTTTTGCAACTGTACTATCAGAAGAAAAGAACCCCATTTGTGGTGTTTCATATTCATATAATTTACCCCATACACTAAATGCTTTATCTATACGTGCATCTAATGCAGGTAGTTCTCTTAATTGTGTTTTGCCATCATCTAATGTTTCGTATGATGCATGATGATATTCTCTATATAAAGTTTTCCATGCTTCTACATCACCATTAAGACCTGCTTTAATAATATCATCTGTACCTACTCTATTAAATTTTTCACTAGCAGGTGTTTCTAATAAATAAGCCATTGTTAATGCTCTTTGTAAATCTGGATCTAATGCTGTAACATCTTTATGTTCTAAAGCTAATTCTAATTCTACAGGTATTTGATACGAAGGATCATTACGTGTCATAATATTTATGTATCTTTGTACAGCTACAGGTAAAGTATTTTTTCTTATTTGAAACAAACCAGCCGCATTACCATCATAACCAATAATATTTCTATTATCACTTTCTAACCAACTATAAGCACTTATAGCTTCATTAAAATTTTGTGCCGCTACATCATCTACACCAAAATATTGTTTTGTGTGTTCCAACATATTGTTAGTATGTTTTCCTGTTGTAAATTGTGTATGTAAATATTTAACGTCTTTATCTGTATTTTCTTTTATAAAATTTTCTATGTCTTTTTCTTGTAATTCTTTTGATACTTGTGCAATATGTTCTGCATTTGTAATGTATCTATTTGTTTCTGCATCAAAACCTATTTTACCTTCTAATATTAATCTTTTTGTTTCATTATCAATATAACTGTCTTTTACTTGTGTATCGTTTACTGCACTTTCTGCTACAGTAAGATCTCTATTAGTGTAAAATTGTTTTGCATCATATGTTACATTAGGATATGTGCTACCCATCCAATCATTAATAAAACCAACACGACCTTCACCATCATCTTTAAATAATTTATATGCACTATCTATTTTTTGTATAATGTTTTGTTGATCTACCTCTTTTAACATATCAAATGTTTTACTATGAGCAGTTTTGTTATTCTTAATATTGTTTTGTGTATTTGTATGAGATAGTTCGTTTTCTGTTTTTTTTTCTATTTCGTCTTTACTACCTAATAATTTTTGTTGTTCATATGCAGGTTCTTGCATATCTTCATTAAGCAAAGATTGACTATTTGTAGGTGCTATACCAAATTCTTTATTTATTTCTACATCAGAAAAACCAGCTTGTTTTAATATTGGTCTTTGATCTTCAATAAGACTTAATATAGTATCTTCGTCAAAACCTGCTTGTCTTAATTGTGTTGCAGTTAATCTCATAATTAATCATTCGTTATAAATATGTTGCCATAATCATCATCATTTAGATATACGCCTGTCATTGTTGAAGGCATACTACTATCTTTTACAATACCTTCTTTTTGTAATCTTAAAATATATGTTTGTATATCTTCGTTTTCTAATCTTGGTGGTACAACAACATTACCACCTCTAGGTGTTTTATTATTAAAGTATGTAGATGGTACAATGTAGTGTGTTCTAAATTCTTTACCATCAACTTGTTTAGATAATATATCTATTTTAGTTTTTAAATTGTTAATTTTTAGTTTGTTAATAGGTTCTTTGTATACGTTTATAACATCATTTAATAAATAATTTTCAGACCTAGGATTTGCTAACATATTTTCAAAACTAAATCCTTTACGTTCACCTTCTGCTATAAGTTCATTAAGATTATTCATAGCATTATATGCTTCAACACTTAAATTATCTGTTGACATCATACTTTGTAAAACACTTATAACATTTTCTGGTGCTACATTTTCTAATTGATCTAAAACTGCGCCTTTATCTTCAACACCTAATTCTTTTAATAACATTCTAGTTGCATTTTTAACTAATGTTTTCTTATAGCTATTTTTGTCTTTAGTTTGTTTTCTAGCATCTGTTATAAGTTTTGTAGCATATTCTGGTTTTATTAAACCTTTACCCATCATATCTAATATTATTGTTTCTTCTTTTTTTGTATCAATAACACCACTATAAACTAATGTTGTCATAATAGATTTAGCCGCTAAACCTTGTGGGCTATCATAAGAATTAGTACCAGCAGATAAATTTTTAATAGAAGTTTCATATGCATTTCTTAATGTTAATTTATCTTTAGGATCTAGACTACTATTTGCTAAATCTGAATAAAATGTTTTTGATTTTGTTTGTGCAGTTTTATCACCTGCCATTATACCTAAAATAGTATCTGTAAATTCTTCTCTTGTATCTTTATCTTTTTCTTCTTTTTGTGATTTAATAATAGCATCTTGATCTGACGCTAATGTTTTTAATGCTTTTACTATATCTTTTCTTTTATCATCATCTGGTGTCAATGCATTACCATCTATATCAACAATAGAAAAATCTTTGTTTCTAGCTTTTTCATATGCATCATTATAATCTATTTCTGTATCACCGTTTGGTGTAACAATTTTAGAACCGTTAAATAATTGAAACTCTATATATTTAGAATTAGCAAAATTTTTACTATCTTCTACTAATGTCTTATAAGTATCACTATTAAATAATTCTGTTGTTAGATTTTTTTTAAGGGTTAAATCTTTATGTTGTGTATATGCAGATTTTATTGCAGGTAAATTTGTTGCTGTTTCTATTTTACTTTGAAATAATTGATTTTCACCATCTAATGCTATTTGTGCATTTATAACTTTTTGATCTGCAATTTTATTAACAATAGCAGATTTAGTTGCAAAATAACTTTCATAAAACGTAGGCATAAACTCTTTAAATGTTTGTTCATCTAATTGTTTTTTGTAATTAAGTTCTTGTTTTTTAAAATCTGCTTCGTATTCATTTAACCAATTATCTGGTGTTAAATAATCATCTCTACTTTTTAATCCATCAACATATAATTGATTGTTACCACCAAATTGTGCATTAGATAAAGATACGTTAGTATTTATTTCTAATCTACGCATTTTAGCGTCATAATTAGTTTTAGCATTTGCGTATTGTGTTACTGCGTTAAGAGCAGTTTTACCAACTTCTACAAGACCTTGGCTACTACCTATTCCTGTAGTTAATGATCTACCACTACTTATATTTACATCTGTATCTTTATACCTTGGTATCTTCATAAGTTATCCTATATTTAGCTGGGTTATATTCTGCTTTTTGTACAGCACCATTACCATCTTTAACAACTGTCCACGCCTCAAAGTTTTGTCCTTCTTTTGGTATTCTTTTACTGTAACCTTCAAATATTAACGTATCCATATCCCAAACTCTTATTTTGTACATTTGTTAAGATAAACCTTTTGCGGCTAATTTTTGATTAGTTTGGTAGGTATTATAATTAACACCTGCCTGTAATAACGTAGAACCCATTTTATATGTTTCACTAGCTATCATACCAGTAAGTTCTGCATTCATGGCCGCATTCTTAACAAACACTCCTTTCTCTAAAAAAAACAAATCATTTTCAAATTCTTCTAAATCAGATTTAGCTGTAAGTAATGGTGATCCTGTAAATTGTATACCACTAGCACCTACTCTTGCTCTTTTTTCACTAAATAATTTTGCTTGTTTTTTAAACAGTTTTTGTTTGTCGTATTCAAGCTGTAATGTATTTTCGTATCTTTTCCATGCGGCGTTGGCCTTCATGTTTTTTATATTCTGTCTATGCCCCATAATAGTCATAGCAGTTGAAGCCGCCATCATTGCTGGTACAAACCACGCCATATTATAAATCCTTCCTAATCACTTGTTACCAAAGTTCCTGTTATACCCAAGACCGTCATTGGTAATGGTTGTTCTTGTAAAATTTCTATTTGTCCATCTCTATCCCATCCTAAATTAGTTACCCGTTTATCGCCAGTAAATTCTGGTATATTTTGGCCCATAGGTGTAGATGATGTTCTAAAAGGTAATTGATCCCCATTTATCTTAATACCAACAGTTTTATGTAATCTTACCATAACTTCATTATACCTTTTTTTTCTTCCTTGTGCAGTACCAGCGTTTGCACCTGCTTCAATTCTCATAGTTTTTATTTTTGATGTATAAGCAAGGCCTATTTCAATACTTTTAAAACCAGAAGTACTGTTTAAACTAACAGATATAGCACCATTTGTTACTGTTTGATTAGGAAATACAGCATCACCAATAAGTATTTGTACTTCTTCACCTTCTAAATGATCTAAACCTGTTATAGTACTACTAGAACCATTTACAGTACCAGCAAGACCACTATCTAACTTTAACAAATCATCTAAATATTCTACGTATTGTACAATGTTACCGTTTATTCTACGTCTAACTACAATGTAAGTTTGGTTTTCACTAGCTTCTGATATTGTAGATACTGATTTAACTTGTGCTTGTGCTTTTACAGAATGATTAGCACCAACACCATCTTGTATTTGTATTATAGTTCTATCTATTGCTTGTTCATATGTTGATGCAAATTCAAATTTATTAGCATCTACAACATAAACAAAATAATCTTGACCATCTACAATACCACCTAATTTTGTACCTCCACCTGCACTATATGTAACTTTATCACCTGTAGATAAACCATGATTACTTATTGTAACAAAACCATTATTATTACTATCTGTTACACTATCTGTAACATCTGATGCGCCGTTAAATGTTAGTTTATAAGATCCACCAATAATGTGCCTATGCCATGCTATAACATCTTCTTCTCTTTGATATGTTAAACCTAACAATGCGCCATCTTTTCTTACAGCCCAATAAATACTATCTGGTTCTTGTGCATAGTCTACGTCTACAATACCCTTGCCTGTTATATGTTCTGCTAACAAAGTCATATCTGGTGCTAAATATGCATCACTTTCAAATCTATATGCAAACTCTCTAACTTTTTTTTGTTGTCTTTGTACAAACAATACAGCATTACCTATTTGTATAGGTTGTGTAGTGTAACCACCATATGTAGTTTGTTGTGTTATTTGTACATTGTCTGGTTTTAAAGGTTCACCTGTTGGTCTACCTACTTTAAATTCACCACCAACTGTACCTACAATAAGATCACGTGCAGGTGCTAACCATCTAATAACATTTACTCTATTAGCGGCTATTGTATAAATAAATGCATCTGCGGCGTTACCAGAACCTACGTCAAATTCTTCATACAAACCACTTTCACTTGCAAATATAGTTTGTGGAAAAGATGTAGTACCAGCAAAAACTAATCTTTGTTCAAAAAATGATACAGCTTTTGGAAAACCTTTTGTGCTTGTAAATGTACCTAATGACCAATCTGTTGTTCCTCCTGTACCACTAAAATTATCTGTTGTAGTTGCTGTAACTTGTGTTGCAGAAGAAAAGTTTGTAATTTTAGCATGACCACTATTAAACTTAATTAATCTTCCAACGTCTGTAGCCACAAATGTACTAGAAGATGCAGTTATAGTAACACTACCAGAAGTACCACTAGGTGTCATTGTTGTACTTGTTGTGTTTTGATCTAAATATGGGCCACGTTTAAAATCTACTTCTGTTAAAGTCCAGTTTGTATGACCTGTTCTAGATAATTTTCTAGGTGATACATCTTCGTGTACTAAATACATAACATCTGCTGATTGAGTAAATGCTATTTCGTATAATTGAGTTTCTGTAAAAGGTGATGCTATTTCAAAAACATCTGCCGCAGTACCAGCAGAAGCATATGCAGTATATCCTGTACTATTTACACCTTGTAATTCAAAAGTATTTGTTGTTACATTTGCTATTCTAAATCTTCTATTATTTAATTGTGTCATTCCTACAACACTATTAATCCATACATCATCACCATTAGTATAACCATGAGATGATACTGTAACTACAGCAGGATTTGCTTGTGTTATACCTGTAATAGTTTTAGGTGTATTTGTTATTTGTCCGTTATCTTTGTAAAATCTAATGTATTGATCGCCAAGTTCTAAAATATATGATTGTGTAATATTAAATTCAAAAGGTATTATTCTTGTAGATTTACTACTATCTTTTACTTCTGCAACAAATCTACTACCATATCTTCTTGTTGCACCGCCTTGTGGAAATACTGTCATATTCTGCATTTCCTCAACACCATTATTGTATTTTTTAAAATCAACTTGACCTGCAAGTTTTGGTGTTAATTCACCAGCAGTAAAATTAGTTTGAAAAGGGTGTACTCTTGCCATTATTTTCTAAAGTCCGTAAAAGTATCAGAAACAAGATCATCCATAAATCCTTCTTGTCCATCAATACTACGGGCTTCAGAAAGTTTTAATTGATATAATTTCTGCATTTGTGTTTGTACTTGCATACTACTTGTTACAGGGTATGCTAAATCAACAGATAATTTTGCAGTTAAAACATCAACAAACATAGCGTCAAATAAATTTGTGTCTGTAATTCTTGCTATATATAAAATATTAGCAGTACCTTGATCTGTAAGTAACACTCTACCTTGTGTTCCAAAATTTTCTATTTTAAATTTATAATCTTTTTCTTCCATTTCTAAAACACGTAAACAGTAAGGATTTGTAGGTAATGCATATTGATATGCAAAACCATAGGTAGGTGCAGTTGATAATTGTGCTAAAGTTGTTCTTGTTATTGAAAAATTAAATGGGTGAGATCTTAATACGCTATCTCTTGCGTCTGAATAAAATGAATTACATAATCTTGCTCTTTCACTATCATCTGTCAATGATGTAATAGGATCATCACCTAATCTTCTTAATGCATTTGAACAAATTGATACTTCTGTAGCCATAATATGAATATATCAAAGGGGCGACTATAATTCAATATATATCGCCCCTTTTAAAGTTAGTTATTAGTATTAGTCAATACTATAGACAACAGCACATTTTACTGTGCCAGAAATAGCCGCACTAGCAGTAGTTAATAAAATATCTGTTTCAGCAGTATTTTCATAACCAAAGCCATCAATCTTGCCTTCTTGCGACATAGACATTTGTCCAGCCGAAGAAACCGAAGTTGCCGCTATGTATCTATCTGCATCACCACTATCACCGACAGATATAGTTGCAGAACCTAGAGCATCAAAATATACGATAATATCGTATACGATTGCACCCGCAGGTAATTTTGCAACAGATATATCTGAACCAGCCCCTAGAGAAGATGCTTCATAACTATCATATTGTACTCTTAATCTACCATGATTTTGACTTGCTATAACCTTTTCAACAGGTTCAGCCGTTCTCTTGGTAAAATTACTTCCTTTTACACTAGCCATAATATTACTCCTTCCCTATTATTCTGTACAAGCAATCTCAATGACTTTTTCATCTTCTACTCTCGTAGCACCGATAGTCATACATAGATATACTTGTGTACTATAGTTCTTGTCTGCTCTTTCAGATATTTTAGTTTGAATATCTTTACCAAGCGCAAGGCCCATAGATGTGTTAGTGAATGCTAGTACTTGTCTGTTACTGTTACCATCTAGGCCAAGTCTTTCACTTCTGATAAACTTGAAACCCATAAAAGTATCAATATCGCCTTGTACTAACGCTTTTACGCTGTTGAAATCAGCCGAAGTAATTTGCGTTGTACCTAACAAATCAGAAATCTGTTTTGCTGAACATACAAGCGTTCTTGCTTCGTCTGGATCTACGTTAGCCGCATCTAATTTTTCTTTTGCAGAAATTAGTTTAGCTATAGTTAATCCAGTTGATCCGTGTGCAATTTTTTGTCCCGCAGGAAGCGCAATAGTTGAACCTCCAGAAACACCGCCAAAAGCATTACCAGTAGCCGCCGCAATAATTGCGTCATCCATTGTTCTGCCCATAGCGTATGCACCAGCTTTTGCATACTCGGATTGTGGTGAAATAAGCAATCTTACTTTATCGCTATCGTCAATAAGATCTGCCCAATCATAGTCATCCATTGTTACTTTTCGTCTAGAATGTGGCGTATCCACTCTTGGTGTATCAGCGTGTCTAGACGTTCTTTTCACAGCCGCAGTTGATCCAATTCTTTCAAAGAAATGTGATTTCCCGACAATACTCTCGGTTCTAACCGCATCTCTTAATTTTGAACCTTTTTGTTGCGCCAAATGAAAAACATTACTTTTGTATTGTTCTACAAAAGCAGTTGTTATTTGAACTGACATAGTCGTTCCTCCATTAAAAGTTACAGAATAGAGAGCATAATGCACTATTGCATCATACCGTATTCCAATTTAATCGGTTTTTGTCCTACTGGGAAACCTAATTTTTAAGCCATATCGGCTAACTATCCGTTATCCATAAATGGGCGAAATCAGTTGTGATAATTATACAACACTTTTAGATTAATTACCATATGCTTTTTCATGTAATTGCCTAACTTTTTCTACAGCAGTTTCATCACCCTTATGGTAAGCGTGATTAGCGTCTGACATAATTTTAGCAATTTCATCTTTAGCATCTAATGGTGATACACTTAATCTATTATTTTGTGTATTTTGTGCCATATCTTCTGTTACTTCTTGCCCTAATCTTGCAAAAAATCTTATAACAGCAGGATTATTACCAGCAGAAGAATTAGTAATTAAATCACGTAATTCATCATCACCGTATACTTTTAATGCTCTATCTGCGGCGGCAACTTTTTTATCATAGTCGTAACCCCATTCTTGCTTTAGTACACTTTCTGTTTCTGATTTTTGCCTAGATATTTCAGCAGGTTCGTTTTCTTCTTCATGTTTTATAGTATTCATTTGATACTCTAACAATGCACCTACTTGTTTATCATTAAGACCTATTTTATGAGCAACATTCTTGAATTCATCAAGGTTTTTTTCCTCAAAAAATGGTTGATAATCTTCTGGAATAGTTACAGTATATTTACTTGGATCTTCTGGTCTACCAAGTTTTGTATATACTTGTTCCATCTCATCATCAGTTTTAGGCATAGTAATTGTATTACCTAATCTTTTTTGTTGATGTACTACAGTTTTTGCAAGATCTTCTACGTTCTTAAAATTTTGCAATGTAGCATCATTTTTTAAATCTTCGGGTAGTGTTGATTTCCAATCTTGATTATCACTTCCCGATCCAAGTACCGTATTACTTTCTTCTTGTACTGGATTGTCGTTTGTGGTCATTTGTTCATCAGACATCTTTATCCTCCTTTAGTAAGTTAATTATTCTGATTAATACACTTCGTTGTCCTTCACGAAATGCTGTTTCATGTGGATCACCTTTTGTATGTGATGATCTATGATAGTAAGCTGACGTTAAATCAGCTAACACTCTTTTACCTTCTGGTGTATCAAAAGTAATATTATAATCTTGTTTGATCTTTTTAAGATCCTTGTCCATATTCATTTTGTAAATTTTCCATACCCATTTCCTGTACTGTATCTTCTAATCCACTAGATACATTTGGATCTGCAAGTATTTTTGCCGCTTGTGCTTGATCTTTTTGTGCTTTGCCTAATGCTTGTTGTTCTTGTGCCATTTGTGCCATTTGTGCTTGTTCTGCTCTCATTGCTCTTAAACCTTCTACATCATCTTTACCACGTAGTACAGTTTTAGGTACACCTAATAATTTACCACGTAATCTAACTGCTTCGTCATGGTCTATATTATCCATAATAGCAGGATCTATTTGTGCAATATTCATAGCTAAACTATATAATCTTTCTATAGCTACACTTTCTTCCATTCTTTGTGAACGTGCTAAAGGCCCTAAATATTCTACATCTATTTTTGTTCCTTTTATAATTTCTGGTTCTTGCATTAATGCACCTGCACGATACATAATACCAAACACACGTTCTATTAATGGATTTAAAAACTCACTTTGAAATCTACCTAATGTTGGGCCAAGAAGTCTTTGCATCAATTCATATCTAACTTGCACTTCTGTTGCCGTCATTTGTGGGCCTTCTTGTAATTGTAATTGATCTGAATAATATGCTTGTCTTATTGCAGTACGTAATTGATTTTCTTTTAAATCTGTAATCTGCCAGTTTGTTCCTATTTGTAAAGGTTTTACAGCACCATCATTTCTAATAACTGTAATACCAGCAGGTGTCATTCTTACTCTACCTATAACACCATCATCTTGTACAAGTAATGGTGGATCAATAGCTTTTGCCCATGCTTTTAATCCAATCTCTACAGCTTTGTTTAATGTTTTAATATCTGGTAACGCATTAAAACTTGGTGATCTACCAAATATTTCACCTGTTGCTTTTGACCAACGTGGTACTAAATATGGAAACTCATTGTAACCACCTGTTCTAACAACCATCTTATCTTCTTCGCATACATGACATGAATGAAACTTTAATTTAGTTGCAGACTTACCTGTAGATCTTTCATAATCTGCTGTTGGTTCTACTGCGTGTATAAAATTAAATTTATGATCTGGTCTTTCTTTAGATGCTGTTTGTATTTTTTCACCAACATTATCAAAACCAAATTCTTGTACTGCTTGTCTAGCAGTTAATTTATATTTTCTGTAAAGTGTATCTACTTTACCATCAATACTTTCTTGAATGTAATATTCTGCAATATGTAAACAATTAAAATGTATACCATCTGTATCAAAACCATTACTACCTTCTTCAACAAATAATGCGGCTGTACCAATAGAACATAAATCAAGATACATCTCATGTACTTCTGTATTAAAATTAGTTTCATTAAATGTGTCATACATTCTACGTGCTGTATCTTCTAACCATAACTGTACATCACGGTTTTCGTTTAATTCTTCATCTCTTAATTTTATACTAAACCAAGGTAATGATGGTGATGTAAGTGTACCTTGTAAACTTGCCGCTAATAAATTGTTTGCTGTAATAGCTGTACTATCAAATAAAACTTCTGTTCTTTTTTCACCACGTGTTCTTAATGTAACAACGTCTGCTTTTCTTGGCATTACATAATCTAATATTTCTTGCCAGTTGACTTCCCATGTGCCTCTTTCTTGGCCAAGTCTATCTAATCTTTTTTTTATATATTCGTAATTAGCCATTATTTTTTATTTTTTTTAACACCGCCGCCTAGTACAGTTTTAGAAGTTTCTGCTTCATCTTCTAAACCTTCACCACTTGTAAGAATTGTACCATACATACCCTTCTTTTTAGAACCTAACATTTTTTCTTTTTCTGCCGCCGCTTGTGCTTCTGCTTCGGAAGTTTTATCATATACTGATTGGTCTACTGGTGGTGGCATTTGTGGTTGTGATTTTCCGCCCATATTATTTCCTTATCCATTTACATTCGTCTTTTAGCATTCCGTAAACTGCCGCATCAACAAATTCATTTTTTATTTTCATAACTTTTCTTACTATACCTTCTTTTGTCCATCCTGTACCCGATAAAATGCGTTCATTACGTTCATAGCCATTTCTACATACCGCCGTCATTCGGCCACATTTTAACTGGTTAAAACCATAGTCAAAAACATATTTTATATGTTTTCTACTAAATAATCTAGGTGTTTCTAATGCTAGATGAACATAAACATTATGGCCATCATAATCTGTAAAAAGAAAACCACCTAAAATTTTTTCATCTTCTATAAATCCAATATAAGAAAATTTATCACCAATATCAGCAGATATGTAACATCTTTCTTTTAGGTAATCACCTATAGGTAAACGCCATTTGTCGTTTGTAACGACTTCTACCATAACTAGATTTTCTTTTTCTTTTTAGTAGTACCACCGCCAAGAATAGTTTTTTGCACGTTAGCTTCATCCTCTACACCACTTGCGCCTGTCATAATTGTTTGACCACCATATGCCCCAGCATTACTTGCCGCCATAGCACTTGCAGTTTTTTGTTGTGTAACTGGTGCTGTTTGCGGTGCAGTTTGTGCGGCTGGTTGAGGTGCAGGTTGTTGGATTACAACGGGTGCAGGTCTACTAAAAACTCGTCTTATTGCTCTTACAAATCCGCCCATATTTACCTTTCCTATTTAAAAATGTTAAACTCACTATCAGAACGTATCTGTAAAGGTTCAGTATTTTTTATTCTAGCTTTTCTTAATGACATTACACAATATCTCATAGCAGATATTACGTCATCATTAGCAGGAACAATCTTACCATCTTTTCTATGATACATACGTAGTTCTTCCAACAGTTTACCTTGATTTCTAAATATTTTCAATCTCTTTGTCTGCATACGGGTTAGTATTTCCATAACACCAGCTTCTACGCTGTTACCACCACTACCTTCTTTTTGGCCTTGACTTGGTGGATTACTAAAATGTTCTCTAGTCATATTAACACCTTCTTGTCTGTATTGTTCTGTAAGATTTTTACCAGAACCTTTATCTGCTTGTCTACCATCCATAGGCCATATTACAGGTATCCATTTACCTCTAGATTTTATTGCTGATGCGTGTACTGGTACAGTTTCTTGACGTAACGAATAACTATCATAAATATAAACAATATCACTATCTCTATCCCATGCTGTCCATACTGATGCTGTAGGGTGATCCCACCCAAAATCTAAACCACATAATCTAGGCCAATGTATTGGTATATCTATAGGATCACAAATTATATCATCTTCGTTTATAGGAAACACTAAACCAGATCCTAATTGTGGTATACCTTTTTCACGCATTTTTCTTTCATGTGGTGGTAACGCTTGTAATATTTGATCTCTAACTTCTTTTGTCATATGGGGTGCATCATCCCAAGTTGCTGTAAACAATGCTTGTCCATCTTTTAATTTATTTACAAATTGTGCTACTGTTTCTGTCATACCGCTTTCTGGTGTAAACGTCATATATACAATACCACCTTTGTCTGCTGTTCTTGTCAATGCTTGTGAATATATACTTGGTGGTGGTTCTTCATCTAACCATATAACATCTATACTTTCACCCATCCATTTTTCTTTACCCATCTCATATGCCTTAAATCCTATTCTAGAATTACCACCAGAAGCGTGTTTTACTACAACACTATTTAATGCATTAGGTACACCTGCTTTTCTTACAGTATCTACTATTAAATTTAATGGTATTGTACCTGTACCTTTTGCTGACGGATCGTCTGGTTGGCCGACAAGTTCTTTTTGGCAGACATCCCTAGTCGTTTCATTAGAAACTCCCCCAGCCCAAGCACGTATTGGTCTAGTAAATCTTCTGCCTTCCCACCACGTTGGGTATTTTCCCGACACATGGTACGCCATTTCCATAGCCCCACAAAATGACTTGCCGACACGGTTTCCAGCCATCAACAATCGTTGTGATGATTTATTATTATGAAACTTTTTTTGATATACATAAGGTTCATAATCAACCATTCTATTAGTTGCCTTACGGCGTTCTAATTCTTTAGCTATCTCTACTGCTCTTTGCAAGACTTCGTTCATCTATAATTTTATCCAAATCTTCACTATGTATTACAACCCAGCTACCTTTTCTATTGCTTTGACAAAGCGTAACCACAGGTATCTTATTTTCTTTTTTAGCCAATTCATTTGTGTCCTCCCATAAATTAATAACACTATGTACCTTTCTTAACTTACATTCAATAAATAATCTAGGATGTATTACATCTGCCCTAGTTATTTTACTATTACCACCAGACAATGCATTACGTTCACCATTGAAATATTTTGCAACATTTCGTTCTCTTTTTTTCCATGCTTTATCGCCCATTTATATATTTATCCTTTATTTCTTTTTGTGATAAATTTTTTTCTGTTTTTGTTTGTTTTAATTCAGCATCTATATCATTAGGTTCTATAATATCTACTAAAGCATATCTGTATACCTTGTTCTTGCATTTTTTACCTATCCATTGAAAGTGTAATAATTCTGGTGCTTCTTCATACTGGCCAAGATTAATGGGATCAAACCTAGATATAGTCATAATAACAACAATAGCACGTATTCGCTAAATGTTCTACCTGTTAACATAAGTTAATATGTAAAATTACCCACCGCTACACGGATTAATCCATTGTATAGTATACTCCGAAGCGTTTTGGGGGGTAGCCCCCTCTAGCAACACGCACATTACCCGCATTCTTTTTATTTATGCCGTGTCGTAGCTGTCGTATCTATGTTTTTGTAGGAGTGTTAGAGCTTTGTAGTAAGAGAACAAGACCACAACACAGCCACAGGCCTTGGTCTGGAGGCGTGTGAGTGTGTGTCTATAACCATTCTCTACGCAGATGTTGGCCATGTGTCAAGTGTCTATACACCTATCCGTGTAGATGTTCCGTCTATTGCTGTCCTAGTGTTGTAGTATCTATATACGCCTCTATGTACGTATCTTACTTGATATGTGTCTGTATGATGATCTATGTAAGAATAAGGGCTAGTTTAGAGAACCATTACCCCCGCCGTCATCTGACTTAATAACGTGGATTGTAGATAGCAGGTGGTTTAACTCTTGACGCAATTCTTCGTCTGTTTTCTTACCTGTTACGTCCTCAACCTTATGCGTTGTTTGATACCCTGTACGATCTAGCAATGAGTTGATTGCACCTAGTTTTACACTTGGGCTAATCTTATCGCCGTCTATGAGTTGTTTGAGTTTGTCTACGGCCATTGGTACGGCTGATCCTAGTAGCTTACGTGTTTCAGTATCTATCTCATTGAATAGCTTGTTTTTAAGTTCGTAGCCCTGTTGTTCGGCTGTCTTTTCTGAATACCCCGCCTTGATTGCGCTTTGAGTTGCGTTACCTGTTTGACTAAAGTACTCAATAAAGCGTTTTTGTTGATCTGTAAGCATTCTGGACATAATGAGAACATTCTAACCTAAAGCAGTTGACAAGTAAATATATTTATGTATTAACTTAAGTTAACTCTATGAAAGGGGGTTTGTTATGAAATTTGAATATATCATAACTCAAACAAATAATGACAAAGTTATAGAAGCTATGTCATTCAAAAAACTTTGTAAGCGTTTAGCTACAGAATATCCTAATGAATTATGTTCTGTAATGTACGTAAACAAAAAAGGGAACAAATGCCGTAAAGACGTTTTTAACGGCAAGGTGGTTCGTTATGGATAAAACTATAATGAAACTAGAAACTATTTTAGATTATCTTTGTAAAATGACGGGTAGAGATATAGCTATATTCTATCCTACAAAGCAATCTGAAATCGTGCCTTATCTTAAAAAAGAGATCAAGACTACTTTGGAGTTGGTTAAATGATTAAGATGAGGATTAAAGGTAAATTGTACACAGGCCAATCTGTGTACGATTGCCTATGTCAAGCAGTACGTCAACCTATTAACATTCATGCTAAAATGGTTGATGTTCATAAACTAATCTCAAAAAAACCTATAACTAAAAAGGAGGATAAAAATGGGATATACTAACTATTGGAAACAACCTACGGACTTTACTAACGAGCAATGGAGTAAGGTTAAAATGGAGGCCGACTATGTACGTAGTTGGTCTGAACTTCCACAAATTAAGAAAGTTTGTGAAGTTGAAATACACAAGGATGAAATAATTATTTATGGCCCTTGTGAGAGTATGCATATTAATCGCTATGCTAAAACTAAACCAGACTACGAGGGGCAGGATATTACATTTAATTTTTGTAAAACCCGTGAGCAAGTCTATGATCTTGCCGTGTGGCATATGCTTGTCGCTTGTGCTTTTGTAAAAGATGATTTTACTATTTCACGTGATAATCATAATTTTACCGAGGTTGTTCAAGAACCTAAAGAGGCCGTTAATGGGTAGCGGTAGAAAACTACTAATCTGTGGGGGCATTGCCCTCACAGGTCTAGGTTTTTATTTATCATTCATAAATTTTAGGAATTTGGCATTCTTATTCTGTTCTATGGGTGTAATTTTATTATTAAGCAGTTTGCCAAAAGTATAGGAGGATATATGAAATGGGCAAAAAGTTCAAAGAAACTTAAAAAATACAAGATTGTGCTAATTAAGGATTATGTTGATGTTATCAATATAGCATTAGACGGCAAAGCTGATTGGCACTTTTCACAAAATAAGATTGTTAAAAATAAATTAGGCAAGGATGTAAATATAGATCATGTTCTTGGTGATTTTTGTTTAATGATTAAACATTGTATCAATACACAATACAAAAAGCAAAGGAGGGTTAAACAATGACAAAAAGAAAAATAGTAGATTGGGCTATAGTTGTTAATTATGATAAAGATAATTGTTGGGGTGTTGTTAACACAGATGATTTTGAAATTATTGCAGATATGCCAGATAGTGTTAGTGGCCCAATAGATGATTATTTAACTGAAACAAGGGAGGATAGCAATGACACAAAGAGATGACGGCCACGATTATAGAGATAGTAAGAATAAAGCAGAAGCGCATAAAAAAAAGAAGTTTAGCGTTTCTATTGCAGGTCTTAATAATCAAATAAATAGGTTAAATGAACTAGATCCTACAAACGATACTGCTATCTATACAAAACAACAACTATCAACTATAATAGATGACTTAACAGACATACTTATAGATCTGAAAATAGAAACAGGAGTAGATGTATGATTATAAATTTATTTGGTAAAACTCTTTTTATTACTAAAAAATGGAAAGAGGATTTAAAAACTAAATCACTTTATTATAGAACTGAAATTGTTTGTTTTGTTGTTGGTTTTGTGATAGGTGCAATCGTTTTATAATGTTAAGGGAGGAAGCGAACAAAATCGTATTCCTCCCTCAACTTCTTGTATTTTTTTAATAACTTTTGATATTTAAGTTTCCATGATATACGCCTCCTTTTGTTAATTCTATTTTCCTTGGCCACGATACTTCTTATAACTCCTACGTTTATTTTTGTTCATTTTTGCTTTACTTGCATTTCTACCTATAGACGTTTTATGATGTATAGGTTCGTGTTCTACCTTTGAATATAATCCTTTACTCTTTTTGGCCATCTTCCTTTTTTAATAGTTTACTAATAGCATCCAATAAGAATGTAATCTGTTTATTACCTATAGATCTAACAACTACAAACAACTCACGTTCTCTATCTGTCATTTTATCTACAAGTCTATGATCTTTATACTCACTAAACCCGCTATTCTGCATTTCTTCATCAAACTTGCTTATCCACTCCATAGGCACATTTAACATTGTATCTAACTTTTCTTTCTCATAAGTATTTTTTGGAAATAACTTATCAAACTTTTTGTAATCTATTGACATACCCCTCCCTTGCAACAACTGACTAACTCTTTGTTTAACTTTAATAATTCTTTCTGTGTTCCCCATTTTTCTGTAAATGCTTTTGGACTAAAATGATAGCTTTCCTTTCCTTGTCTATGATGTATAGGACAAAGCCCAATCACTTCATAATGACTAGATCTCTTGCCCATACCTGTCTTATCTTTGATATGGTGTAGTTCACATGGAGTATTAGGATAGCCCATTTTATAACATATGATACAACCAAAGTCTGCAATCTTTTGCATATGTTCTTTCATGTGTTTAGTCTTTGTACGTGTCAAATTCAAAATCCTCCTTTGTAAATTCTATAGATCCAACTTTTTTTATCTTTACTATGTTTTTGTTATATATAATCATTTCTTCACCTATCTCATCTTCTGATATAGACATAAAAAAATTATGACAATGCTTATCTTTTGATAATAAATAACCCTCGGTAAATGCTATTGCAGGTCTATCTTTCTTTGCTTCACTCATAGACTTCCATTGATTGTGTGATATGTGATCTATCCACCATACTTGGTACTTGTCAAACTTGTTAATAATTTCTAGTTTATTTTTTGTTGCCATAGTTTTTATATTCCGCCATCTGATTTATAGTCTTGGTTTTCCAACTATCAAAATTAATCTGTACTAAATATTTTTCCCAATTTAATTCTGCTTCTTTACCTACTGCGTCTGCAAGATTATCAATATGTATTTTATATCTCTCATCTGCTCTTGCTTCTCGTTCTTGGGCATTAACGCTATCCATCTTACCTGTATTAGAATTTATCATTTTCTCTTTCATTATTACAGACAATAATATTTTACGGCCATGCTCTAGTTTTGTTAGATTTTTCTTTGCGTTTGCATGGTTCTTACCTAACTCTCTTAACTGATGCATTTTCTTTTCAATATATTCTTCACTCATAACTAAACTCCCTTATGTTTTTAGATTTTGCTCTACGTATATTTAGATGTTGTATGTATCCCATAACATCTTTACCTGTAGCTACAGGAATTACTTTTTTAGAATGAGGCCAATGACCATACTTTTCTTTAAATGTATATGAAGCCCATCCTTCTTTGTATCCTTTTTGTTTTGCAAAATAGACAAGTTGTGCATAAAAGTTTTCTTTATCTTCTGCATTTGGTTTCATCTTTGGCAGTTCTACTAATCTACCTTGTTTGATAAGTATAACTTCTTCTTTCTTTGTAGGTATATGGCCACAATTAGGACATTCTGGATTATCTTTTATAGGTTTATAAACCGTATCACATTCAACACACGTAAAAGGTTGTTGATCTATAGGTTTAGGTTCTTTCTTTTTCTTTTCTTTTTCTTTGCTAGTTTTTAGTTGCCAATCTGGTACATCTTCTGGAAACCCATGTTCATACACACACCCGCTATGATCTATAATCAATGTATCTTTTTTATTAGGCGCAGGTCTTAAACTTCTACCTACCATTTGTAAGTACAATGAATATGATTTAGTAGGCCTAGCTATAATTACACAAGACACTTTGGGTTGATCCCAGCCCTCCGTCAAGACCATACAATTAGATAATACTTTTATCTTACCACTATTTAATTTTTCTAATTGTTCTTCACGTTCTATTTCTGGCATTTCACCATCTATATGGCCACTTGGTACACCATTTTGTTTAAATATATTTGCAATGTATTTACTATGTTTTATTGATACACCAAAAACAACGGTTGGCCTTTGTTCGCCATGTTGTATCCAATGAGATACAATATCACCTACTAATTTAGGTGTATTCATTTTGTTATCTAATGTTTTCTTTTCATAATCACCTGCAACAATACGTATATCTTGTAAGTCTGGTATTGTAGGTGCAACTATTCTATTAGGTACAAGAAAACCTTTGTTAGTTAGATCTTTGATATTACCACCTTGTACAAGTTCTTGATATATGTTGCCTAAACCTTTGCCATCAGCTCTACAAGGTGTTGCAGTAAGGCCAATAACATATGCGTCTGGATATTCTTCTATTAATTTTTTAAATGACTTTGACGTAGATCTATGCGCTTCATCTATAATTATAACATTTGCATTTGGTTTTATAAAATCATCTCTATCTTTACGTGATGTAAATGTTTGTATTGACGCTATCTGTACATCTGCATAATGATTAGGTGTTTTACTTGCCATAATTACGCCATGTTTAATATCAAAGTCTGCTAACTTACGGCTACATTGCATCACCAATTCCCTTCTATGTGCAACGAACAAACCGAAGTTTCCCTTTTCTACAATCTGTTCTAACATTGATGATGCAATTACCGTTTTACCGCTACCCGTAGGGGCAACAAGTAAAACTTTCTTTTTGCCTTTTGCAAAATGATTTCTAATATTATTAATTGCTTGTTTTTGATATTCTCGTAGTAGGTTCATATCTTTTCCATATATCGTTAAGTTGAAATAATACTTCTTTTTCATCATCTGGTGGTTTACAATGATTATTAAATTGTAATGCTTCTGTCTTTGCATAATCATATGTTTCGCCACGTAATCTTATTGATATTAACATCTTTACTAATTGTTCGTGTCTATCACCCTCGCCACATCCATAACGTAATGTGCCTGTATATTGGCCTTGATAAATAGATGGATCATGCTTTACTACTTTACGTTCTGGCCTTACTAATCTCAATCCATCTCTTATTTCTTTCATAGTGTATGGTTCATGTGCAGTACATTGTATAATTTTTACAGGATAAGGATTTTTTTTATGATGATAAAAACCTGCAACACGCATTACACGTGGAAGATCTTTTACTTTAGGATCTGAATTAAATCTTGTTGCAAGTGCTTCTTGGTATAATTCAAAACTTTCTAATGGCATATCTTTTACAATCCAATAACAATGAAACTTATTACGACTTGTATTAACAACTATGTTAGGTATGACATCAAACTTTGTAGGTAATGGAGTACCATCAAGATCAATAAATACTGCTCTTACATCTTTTATATTTTTTGTAGATCTACCGCAAAGATCTGTTTTGTTTACAGTAAAATATACACCTGCGCCTTTGCTATTTAATTCAGCAAGTTCATCAAAGTGTTCTTCAATAGTACCATGTAATTGTTTTATTAATTTTTTGTTTCTAATTTTGTCATCAAATGTTTGGAATGTATGTGTTTGACCAAAGTAATCTAGAAACATACTATAATGTGAATTAGGAGTATATGTCATTCGCACCTATGCCCTATAACTAATTTGTTACCATCATTTGTATAGTAAGCAGAATGTTCCCATACACCTTCTTCGTACCAATGAAATGTAGACATATCCTCTATAATTTTATGTGCATGGTCTGAACACCACTCATACTTTGTATAATCATACTCGTAATATAATCTTTCTAGTTCACAAGTATTACAAGCTAATATAAATATAATTATCTTAACCATCTTCGCCTAATGTTTCATCACTCCATCTTTTTTTTGCGCCTAACTTACCTGCAATAGATCTTTTCTTTCTATTCTTTTCTTGTTCCTTACGTTCTTCTTCTGCCTGTATACATACAAGAAATATATTACCTTCTTTGTCTTTCTTTTCTTCAAATAGATGTGATATTTTTTTCCAAATTTTTTCTAACTTATCAACTCTACAATTAGACATTCTAGATAACACTTCCATATCTTTTGGAATACGAAAACTACGCCAACAATGACAATACAATAAAATATATGCGCCTTGTTCTTCTAATGATAACTTCATTCTGTTTGGATCTGATATCCAATCACTTGCATAAAATTGAAAAGCAGGGCTTTGTTCGTCTGTTGTAGATTTTCTCATTTATTACACATATTAAGTTAGGTTAATATCAGTTTTACATTAAGAGAAACTACGTGTCAAGTGTGTCTACTATCTTGTATGTAGTTGTAGGTGTAGTTGAAGGTGAAGATGAAGATGAAGGGGATACTTTTGCTATTAGCAAAACGATACGATTTTATAGCAATGCTATAGCAATGCCATTGTTTATAACCATTCTAAAGAAGGGAGGTGGTGCGGAAACCTAAACTAAAATGAAAGAGGGAAAAAACCGCACCACGATATAGCTTACACTCTCGCTTACACTATATACACGGTATACTTTTAACCTATTTTATAATGGTCTACGCCTACCGTTTAGGCGCAATCTCTAAATCTGGTCTTATATAACTTATATCATAATCACCTAATTGTGCAATCTGATATGCACGAAAAGGTGGTATTACTTGCCATTTAGATACGGCAGGATGTGAGATCCCCAGCATACGTGATAAATTTTTACCACCATATTTACCTACAATCTCTTTCTTACGTTCTTTTGCTAATCCTACCTTTTCTATCATGTTTCACCCTGTTGTATTTTTGCAACAGTAGTGTGTCTTAATTGCAACAGGTATTTAGACCTATCCTCACACTTTATTGCTTCATCTGTAAGCACTAATATATCATCTGCTTTGTTATAATGTTGAGGGATAACACTAGATCTGTCAAGATTAATAATTTCTTTATCAATCCTTTTTTGTTTAGCTTGTAATTCCTCTATAAGTTCATCTAATACACTTGCCATAATTTGTTCTATATTTGTTTTGTTAACAAAAGTCAATCTATATACTTGACTTACGTTAATATATCATTTAACTTAACTTAATCAATAATAAATTAGTGAAAAAAAAGGATAAATATGACAAGCATAATAGCAAATGGTGGCAATGATACACCAAGTTATCCAACGGTATCTGTTGGTGTACATAAGGCCAGATGTGTAAGAGTAATAGATCTCGGTACACAGCAAAACGATTATCAAGGGCAGATTAGTTGGAAAAGACAGGTAATGTTGATATGGGAAGTACCATCTGAAACAGATAATAAAGGTGAACCATTAACAATCAGTAAGTTCTATACGTTATCATTAAATGAAAAAGCAAATCTTGCTAATGATTTAGTATCATGGCGTGGTAGACCTTTTACTGAAACAGAAAAGAAAGCGTTTGATATATCAAAGGTAGCAGGTAAACCGTGTAGTATAAATGTTATACTAAATCAAAACGGTAAACCAAAAGTATCAACCGTTATGCCAATAGGTAAGAATGATGAGATTGCACAACAGTTTCATCCTAACATGGTGTTTAGTATTACAGACTTTCAAGAAAAAAAGATGGAAGTATTTAATCAATTACCCGAAGGCATAAGAAACATTATCTTAAAATCTAAAGAGTTAGAAGGTACGGAAAAACAAGATTTAGGTGATGAAAATAATGCACAAGATCTTGGTGATATTCCGTTCTAATGAAAATAACAAATAGATCAAATCTACCAAAAGTTATTGAACGGGCTGTAATAAATGATCCCTATGATAGTAGTGGATCTAATATATCTACAACCCGTTTGATTGCACCACCTAGAATAAGAGTACTAGAAATGCGTAACTGGGATCTTATTGAAGATGATGTATCAAATAGAATATTCTCTTTACTTGGTCAATCCGTACACCATATATTAGAGAGATCTAAACTAAAGGTAGATCTAGCTGAACGTAGATTATTTTACAAAGATGATAAGATAACTAATGGATGGACATTGAGTGGTCAGTTTGATTTGTTATCTAGACAAGGTGATCTAACAGATTTTAAAGTTACATCTGCATGGGCCGCACTTGATGCATTGACTAATGGTAAAGACGAATGGGAAAACCAACTTAATGTATTAGATTTTCTATGTAGAAAAAATCAAAAGACATTGACAAGGTATAAGAAAGAAGTCAAAGTTAAATCATTAAACATAATGGCTATACTGCGTGATTGGTCAAAACTAAAAGTAATGCAATCAGACAACTATCCAAGAAAACAAGTTGTTATGATACCTATACGTAGATGGTCAGAAGAAGAACAAGAAAACTATGTACAGGCACGTATTAAATTACATCAAGATGCAGAAAAAACAGATGATCTTCCATTGTGTACAGCAAAAGAAAGATGGCGAAAAGAAGATAGCTATGCTCTTATGTTAGACAATAGAAAAACTGCAAGACGTGTACTACCTACAAGACAAGACATGGATAAATATATGAAAGATAATAAATATGTTGAAGGCCAAGGATGTAAGGTAGTATTTCGTGCAGGTGAAGATGTTAGATGTCAGCATTATTGTAGTGTTAATCAGTTCTGTAGTCATTTTATGAATGTGAGTTTCTAATGAATAAAAAACCTAAAATAATAAGACCTTTCATTGTTACAAAAGATCCCATGGTTCAAAACCTATTACATAAGTTTGCTAAAAGATCGGAAGATGGAATAAAAAAATACAATGTAACTATGCTACAAGCAAAGAAACCTATAGAAAAATGGATAGAAGATGCACAAGAAGAAGCATGGGATCAAATTGTCTATCTTGAAAAAATCAAATCATTGTTAACCAAACTAAACTAGCGATAACATTTATTATTTCTATTATCTTTTTAATCTGATAAAATAACAGGTTATGAAGATTAGTGATAATACATCTGTAGCTATGCCAATGCGTAACCTAATAGCAATAATAGGTGCTGTTGCTGTTGGTACTATGGCCTATTTCAATATAGTAGAACAACTAAATAAACACTCTACTACGTTAGAGTTAATGGCAAAAGATCAAGAACACAATACAGAATTTAGAATAAAGTGGCCACGTGGTGAGATGGGATCTCTACCTGCGGATGCTGAACAGTTTATGCTTATAGAAGATCTATATAAAACTGTAGAGAAGTTAGAAAAAAATCAAGAAATGAATATGACTAACAAGGTCAATATAGAATTTTTACAAAAACAAGTAGAGAAGATGGCGCAAGATTTAGAAAAATTAAAAGACAAAGTTAGAGCAAATGGTAACGGAGGACATTAATGATTGAAACAGTTATAGCATTATTAATGATAGTCAATAATGAAATACAAGAACATAGAATACAACCTTCTATGTCAGAATGTTTAAAAGGTAAGAGGGTTGCCGATAGGCAGTTAAAGTCTGGTGGTAATGTTAGATATCAATGTTTAAAATCAGAAGCAGAAATTGAAATATATTTAGATAAGAAACATATAAAAAAATTAATATTAAAATAATATGATAGACGAAGATAGGACATACGAAAACGAAGTTAGATATAACAATGATAGATTGGATAATAGAAAAGATAGGCAAAGTATCAAGATCAATATTCCATTGGACTTGGAGGGTACAGGTACACCGAAAGTATTACAGAAAGAAAAAGATAAATAATGATTAAATTTATTTTAGTAATGCAATTATGTGTAAACGGTTTATGCTATCCACCATTACCTAATGATATATTTGATAGTTATAAAGGATGTATTATAGCAGGTTATGAAGAAAGTTTAATATTTATAAATGATATGGATGAAGATTACTTAAATAAATCTAAACCAATAATAAGATTTTGGTGTCAAGAAGAAAAACAAAAAGGTCTTGGTACATGATAAAAACAAAGAAAAAAGCTGTCAGAAAAACTATCTCTCATAGTGTCATATCGTATAAATTAGATGAGATAAAACATTTAGTACACAAAAATTCCAAGGATATAGAAGAATTAAAAAAACAAGTAGCTATGGGTAAAGGTGGCATAAAAGCCATATTTGTGATAGGTTCTTTAGTAGCATTAATATTAGCATTATTAAAAATGTTTACATTATGGAGATAGATTATGGCATGGTTTAGTTTAGCAAAGATTGCAGTACAAGCAGGTACACATATATTTAAAAAAAGACAAGAAACAAAAATGATGATGGCAGATGCACAATACAAACACGCCGAAAAGATGGCTAATGGATCTGCTGAATATCAAGGTAAATTATTAGAAGCCAGACAATCAGACTGGAAAGACGAGTTCATATTGATACTGTTAAGTATCCCTATCGTAATGTTAGGATTTGCGGTATGGTCAGACAATCCTGCACACATGGAAAAGATGAAATTATTTTTTGAGTATTTTTCACAACTTCCATTTTGGTATCAAACAATTTTTGTGGGCGTGATAGCATCTGTGTATGGACTTAAAGCAACCGATCTAATAAAAAGGAAATAATATGGCAAGTGGATATCATACTACCAAAAGTGGAAAGAAAGCAAAGAAAGGTTTATATTACTATATGAACCGTAAGAAGAAAGCTGGTACATCTAACCCGAAATCTAAATCTACGGTTAGTGCAAAGGCATATAAAAACATGAAAGCTGGTTTTCCAAAATTTGGTAGAGCATAATATATGGGTTATAGCAAGGAACATAAAAATCCTAGCGGTGGTCTTAACCAAAAAGGTAGAGATTATTTTAAAAAAACCGAAGGATCTAATTTAAAACCACCTTTATCAAAAGGTAAGAGTGGCCGTAGAATATCGTTTGCGGCCCGTTTCGGGGGCATGAAAGGCCCAATGAAGGATGATAAGGGTAGACCTACCAGAAAAGCATTAGCGTTAAAAAAATGGGGGTTCTCGTCAGCCCAAGCGGCAACTAATTTTGCTAATAGAAATAAGGCATAATGGATTATAACGATTTAAAAGAACGTATTAAGAAACATGAAGGATTTGTAAACAAGATATATAAGGATAGTCTTGGTTTTGCCACAATCGGATATGGCCACCTTGTAACAAAAGAAGATAGTTATAAAGAAGGTGTAGAATATACAGAAGAAGAATTAAGCAAACAATTTGATAGTGATTTTACAAGAGCAGGATTAAATGCAGAAATGTTATTAAAAGATAACGAAGTATCTACAATACAATGGGATGCTAAATGTGTTCTAATTGAGATGGTATTCCAATTAGGTATAGGTGGTGTTGGTAAATTTAAAAAGATGTGGGCCGCACTACAAAAAGAAGATTACGGTGAAGCATCATTTCAAATGATGGATAGCCGTTGGGCTACACAAACTCCCTCACGTGCCAAGTCTTTATCTGAAATTATGAGAAGTTGCAAATCATAGTTATTTCTAGTATACATTGCATAGTGTTAGTACTAGAAAATATAATAATTAATTATGAGAACAAAAGTGAAACACCTGTTGTTAAAGACGTACACATACATAATGGCCAGTACATTTTTGTTGATCCTAATAATAAACTTAAAAAATTAGAGGAGTGGATTGACGGTTCACCTGCTATAAATTATGACACACAAACGAATACTCGTTATTAGTGATCTTCATATACCATATCATCACAAGGATAGTTTTGAATTTTTACGTGAAATTAAGAAAGAATATAAACCAGACTTCGTGGTTAATATTGGCGATCTACTTGATTTCCACGCTATATCTATGCACTCTCACGATCCAGACTTATATTCTGCTGGGCATGAATTAGATAAATCAAAAGAATACATTAAACAATTAGAAGGTATATTTCCACAATGTGTTGAAGTAGAAAGTAATCATAGTAGTTTAGTATTTAGACGTGCATTAAAATATGGAATGTCTAAACAATTTTTAAAAGGTTATGGTGAATTTCTTGGTACAAAGAAATGGAAATGGGTAGATGATTTAACACTTACAATGTCTAATGGACAAAGATGTTTCTTTACACATGGTAGATCTGCGGATGTATTAAAGGTATCACAAACAATGGGTATGTCAGCAGTACAAGGGCATTATCATACAAAGTTTCTTGTATCTTGGTGGGCCAATCCAGATAATCTTTTCTTTGCTATGAATGTAGGATGTTTGATAAATCAAAAATCACAAAGTTTTGCATACGCTAAAAATTTTAAGACAAGATTTATATTAGGATCTGCTATGATAGTTGACGGTTATCCTAAACTACTTCCAATGGTTCTTAATAATAAAGGTAATTGGATAGGTAAATTAGTTTAAGCGTAGCTAGATTTTTTAGTACCAAATTTAGGAAATGACTTTTTCTTTCTTTGTTTACTCATAGCATTCTTAATAGCTTTATCTCTTTTCTTTTCGTAGCCACTCATTTTCCCATCTTTATTTAGATCACCTTTACTCATATATCCTCCTTAATATTGTAATGATACTCCTCTTATTCTAGCTTCTTTTGAACCACTAGCTTGATTAGCAAAAGATATTTTATATTTTAAACTTGTTCCTGCTGT